GCTTTCTGAAGATCGCCAATCATCTATCATACAAACCCAACTTCGTCAACTACATGTTCAAAGATGACATGATCTGTGATGGCATCGAGAACTGTGTAAGATATGTTCATAATTTCAATCCAGAGAAGTCGAAGAATCCGTTTGCTTACTTCACTCAAATCATCTACTACGCCTTCTTGAGACGCATTCAGCAGGAGAAGAAGCAGTTGGAGATCAAGAACAAGATTCTTGAGAAGACTGACTTTGATGAAGTATTTGATGCGAATGATATTGACAGCCAGAACTATTCGGACTACAATTCTATCAAGGATGCTGTCCACTCCAAACTTCGTAACTGATGCTCGTAGCGATTATTACTGACACACATTATGGCGCAAGGAAGGGATCCTCACTCTTTCATGATTACTTTGAAAAGTTTTATAACGAGATCTTCTTTCCAACCCTAGAAAAGATGGGCATCACTCATGTTATTCACATGGGTGATGCTTTTGATAGTAGAAAAGGCATTGAGTTTAAGTCTTTGGACTGGGCAAAGCGTGTTGTGTTTGAACCTCTGAAGGAGAGGAATATCACAATGGACCTTATGGTTGGCAATCATGATGCGTACTACAAGAATACTAATACTATCAACGCAGTCGAACTGTTGCTGAAAGAGTATGACAACGTGGTTACATATTCCAGCGCAGAGGAAGTCAAGATTGGCAATCTAAACATACTATACATTCCATGGATATGTGAAGCCAATGAAAAAGAAACTCATCAACTTATTAAAAGTAGCACTAGCAAGATCGCGATGGGGCACCTTGAACTCCAAGGATTTAGAGCTCATCGAGGGTGCATCATGGAACATGGTGATTCGAGCATGTTATATTCAAAGTTCACCAAAGTCTTCAGCGGTCACTACCACACTCGATCGGATGATGGACGGATCTATTACCTGGGAAATCCATACGAGATGTTCTGGAACGACTGCGGTGATCGGAGAGGATTCACCATCTTTGATACAGAGACTCTGGAACACTCTCACATAGACAATCCTTATACGATGTTCAAGATCATCTACTATGAGGATACTGATCATCAACTGTTTGACACCAGAGAATACGAAGGTAAGATCGTCAAGGTCATTGTTCGCAAGAAGTCTGATAGCGTTCAGTTTGAGAAGTTCATCGATAAGTTGTACTCCTCAAACGTTGCTGATCTCAAAATTGTTGAGAACTTCGTCCTCAATGATGATGCGGTAGAGACAGAAGGATTGGAGTCAGAAGACACTCTTTCTATCCTTGATAGATATATTGAAGAATCAGATATTAGTCTGGATAAGTCTAAGGTCAAGAACTTCATGAGGGCAACCTATCAAGAGGCATGTGAATTGATTTTCTGATGTTTATATTAACAATCGCTGGCAGAGAAAAAGAAGGAGCATATTCCGTAGTAGATGATGAAGGAGAGCAGGTTCTCTACATCTTTGATAACGAAGACGATGCCATGCGATATGCGATGCATCTGGAAGAACTTGACTATCCAGAGATGCATGTGCTAGAAGTGGATGATGAGGTGATGATCAAGACCTGCGAAATGCATGATCATCGCTACACTATAATTACTAAAAATGACATTGTGATTCCCCCTGATAACGCGAATGATTATCTTTAAGACTATTTCATGGAAGAATTTTCTATCAACTGGGAATCAACCCACTATCGTACAACTTGATAAGAACGCCACATCACTGATTATTGGATCAAATGGTGCTGGTAAGTCAACCATTCTGGATGCTCTTACCTTTTCATTGTATGGGAAGTCTTTTCGTAAGATCAACAAGGGGCAACTGGTCAACAGTGTCAACGAGAAGAACTGCCATGTGGATATTGAGTTTGATATCAACGGTATTGAATGGAAAGTATCAAGAGGAATCAAACCCAATGTCTTCAAGATCTACCGTAATGGCGAAGAACTGAATCAGAACTCTTCTGCTGTAGACCAACAGAAGTGGTTGGAGCAGAATGTTCTGAAGATGAACTATAAGTCATTCACACAGATTGTCATTCTGGGTAGTAGCACCTTCGTTCCTTTCATGCAACTTCCTGTGTCGAGTCGCAGAGAGGTTGTGGAAGATCTGCTGGATATCAAGATCTTCTCTTCAATGAATGATATTGTAAAAGGGAAGATTCGACTCCTCAAGGAGGAAATCAAGACTCTTGATCTCAAGAAGGAATCCTTGAAGGACAAGGTTGAAATGCAGAAAGGATTCATCAAGAAGATTGAGAATCAAACTAAGAGTGATATTGACAAGAAGAAAGAACTGATTCAATCCTACGAAGAGAACATCAAAGATAAGTATCAGGATGCTTTTCGTTTGGAGAATCATATGGCAGATCTTAAATCTGAGGCGGAGAAATTCTCTGATGCTACTAAGCGTCTGCGTGAGATGGGTGGTATTAAAGGCAAACTGTCAGGGCGTATTGTCAAACTGTCAGGAGATCATAAGTTCTTCAGTGAGAATACGGTATGCCCAACCTGTGGACAGGATATAGAGGAGTCATTCCGTGTAAATAGAATTAAGGACTCCCAAGATAAAGCAGAAGAGTTGCGTAAAGGGTTCATGGAACTCCAAGAAGCAATTAAAGATGAAGAGTTGAGGGAGTCTAAATTTTCACAACTAACAGAAGAGGTAAGTTCTACCGTTAATGGCATTTCTACTAACAATACTGAGATCTCTGGACTCCAAAGACAGATCAGTCGATTGGAATCAGAAATTCAAACTATTACCACAGAAATCGAAAATCAAAGTATTGAGCATGAGAAGTTAGCAGAACTAAACGAATCTCTTCAAGCAACCTACGATAATCTCGCTGAAAGAAAAGATAAGGTATCCTATCAGGATTTCATCTACAACCTCCTCAAAGATGGTGGAGTAAAGGCAAAGATTATCAATAAGTATCTTCCACTCATTAATCAGCAGGTCAATCGCTATCTGCAGATGATGGATTTCTATATCAATTTTAAGTTGGACGAAGAGTTTAACGAGACTATTGAAACTCCGATTCATGAAGACTTCACCTATTCTTCTTTCTCTGAAGGAGAGAAGATGCGGGTTGACTTGTCTTTACTTTTCACCTGGAGAGAGATTGCCAGACTGAAGAACTCTGTCAATACCAATCTCTTGATTATGGACGAGGTATTTGATTCATCTCTTGATGGATTTGGTACGGATGAGTTCCTTAAGATCATTCGTTTCGTGATCAAAGATGCTAATATCTTTGTCATCTCCCACAAGACTGGTCTTGAAGATAAGTTTGATGAGGTCTTGAGATTTGAAAAAGTTAAAGGATTTAGCAGAATGTTAAGTTAGATGTAATTGTAGCTATAAGTCATGAAGTTAGCATACGCTGACTATATAATATGTGATTGGAGGTTATTATGCATAATCTTGTTTCACACAATGAACTAGCATCCTGGAAGTGGGACGAAAAGGTATCGGTTGACTCAAAATACGACCAAGTGTCCGAATACTTTCAATGCATTTCAGAATGTGACATTATAGATAACGATGCCAGGAGGTTCTGCAGACACATCCTTACTGAAGAATAAAGCGTAGAAAGTCCATTACCGGAGCAAATACCACCAAAGTCCCCTGCACCCCTACGGGTGTGGGGGATTGGTTATTGTGACAGTTTTCAAACTGGTCGGACCTGTCCTAAAACGACCCTGACTGCTGTATGATATTCACATACAAAGCAAAGCACGATGACTGTCAACTACGAAATCAAGTCACAACTCGCCCGCCTGCTTGCCACCGAGGACCTGGTGGTTGAGAACCGCAACGTCGCCACCGCGCAGTTCAATGTTGAAACCCGTGTGCTGACGCTGCCAATGTGGAAGCGAGCAAGTGAGAACGTATATGACATGCTGGTTGGTCATGAGGTAGGTCATGCCCTGTTCACCCCCAATGAGTGGGACTGGGAAGATCGTATCCCCCAACAGTTTGTCAATATTGTTGAGGACGCTCGTATTGAGAAACTGATGAAGCGTCGGTATCCTGGTCTGTCTAAGAGTTTCTTTAAAGGATATCAAGAACTAGCAGAGGATGACTTCTTCTGTCTAGAGGATTCTGATATCAGCGATATGAATCTCGCTGACCGTACCAACCTGTACTACAAGATTGGTAACTTTATTGATATTCCCTTCACTGAGGAGGAGATGTCTCTTGTCAAGATGGCGGGAGACACTGAAACTTTCGCTGATGCCCTGATGGTGGCAGAAGAAATCTATCGTTATTGTAAGGATGCTCAGAAGCGTGAGACTCCCAAAGGAGATCTCCCTCAGCAGCAGACCAATCAAGATGGTGTGCCACAGCAAGAGTCTCAGCAAGCAGGCAACCAGGGATCTAGTGAAGGGGAGCAGGACAATGAGTCTATTGAACCGGAGGATGATGAGTCCTATGGTGGCACCATGCAGATTGAAGAGGAAGAACCACAAGTTCAGACCGATCAGTTGTTTGAAGAGGGTGCTGAGGAATTCAACGGTAATCTTGATCATGGTCGTGATCCTTCATATTGTGAGATTCCAAAGGTCAATCTAGAAGACTTCATCATCAACAATGATACTATTCATTCTTTGTTGGATGAGCACTGGCAGAAGGGTCTGAATCCTGAACCTGAGTTTGATCGTTGGAAGCAGGAGTATGTGACTCCTTCTCCTTATGATTTTGAATTTGCTGACTCTGAGTTTATCAAGTTCAAGAAGTCTGCTCAGAAAGAAATCAATTATATGGTCAAGGAGTTTGAGTGTAAGAAGTCTGCCGATGCCTATGCTCGCGCCGCAACTTCCCGCACGGGTGTTCTTGACTGCTCCAAACTTCATACCTACAAGTACAATGAAGATCTTTTCAAAAAGGTCACCATCCTGCCTGACGGTAAGAATCATGGTCTCATCTTTGTTCTTGATTGGTCTGGTTCTATGGGAGATTGTATTATCCCAACCTTGAAGCAGTTGTTGAACCTTGTCTGGTTCTGTAGTAAAGTAAACATTCCCTTTGATGTTTATGCTTTCACCAACAACTGGCCTAATATCGAGGACCGATATAATCGAGATTGGGATGAACTCACAGCGCAAGATGTCGCTAGTGGTCTCTTCAATATCTCTGGATCATCATTCAGTCTGATGAACATTCTGACCAGTGATGTTAAGAAGAAGGTGTTGGAGAAGCAGATTCTGAACATGTGGAGAGTTGCTTTTACCTTCAAACATTGGGTTAAGTATGATATTCCACAGCAGATTAATCTCTCTGGTACTCCTCTCCATGAGTCTCTCGTTTGTCTCCATCAGATCATTCCTCAGTTCAAGGCAAAGCACGGTATTCAAAAGACACACTGTGTGATCTTGACTGATGGTGAGGCAAACTCACTGCCTGTATTCAAGGTTGTTCCTGATTACAATGGTGGTGAGAAGATGGGATGTGCCCGTGTTTTCTCAGGAGACTTCCTCCGCAATCGGAAGACTGGTCACACCTACAAGTTCAGAGATGCTTACTATGAGTTCACTGATATTCTCCTTGAAGATCTTCGTCAGTCATTCCCAGAGACTAACTTCATTGGTATTCGCCTCTGTAGTGGACGCGAACTCGGAGATATTGTTCGTCGATATGAACCGTTTGATGAAGTTCAGTTGAAGAAAGCAAAGAAAAACAAGAGTTATACTGTCAAAGAATCTGGATACACTAGTCTCTTTGCTATGCTCTCTGCTGCTTTGGAATCTGATACTGACTTTGATGTTGATGAAGGTGCTACCAAAGCAAAGATCAAGTCTGCTTTTATGAAGAATCTTAAAGCAAAGGCACTAAATAAAAAAGTGCTCAGTCAGTTCATGGATTTGGTCTGCTGACCAGTCCTCGAACCGTCTACTGGGGACCGTCAGCGGTCCCAACCTACCCTATAATTAACCTGTTGAACAAACGCACTACATCATGGCACTGTCTACCGAATACGTTGTCTCTTCCCTTCAAGCACTTTATGGTGAGACCATCACAGCAGGTGATGTGAAGGCGTGGTGTGCGATGAATGACACCACCTATCAAACCGTAGTCAAGAAACTTGATTCCTATAAGACTGGTCGTGGCAAATGGGACCTGACTGTCACAGAGCAACTTGAGCAAACCTATCAGGCACCTGCTGCCCTTCCCGCTGTAGAACAAAACCTTATCCCCGCGAAAGATGATACCTTCGTCAGCTTTGGTAATTTCACTGATGTTAAAAAGATTCTTAAGTCCGGTCTATTCTACCCTACGTTTATCACGGGTCTCTCGGGCAATGGTAAGACGTTCTGTGTTGAGCAAGCATGTGCCCAACTCAAAAAGGAACTGATTCGTGTCAACATTACCATCGAGACTGACGAAGACGATCTTATTGGTGGTTTTCGTCTTGTTAATGGTGAAACTGTTTGGCACAATGGTCCAGTCATCGAAGCTCTGGAACGGGGAGCTGTACTTCTTCTAGACGAAGTTGATCTGGCATCTAACAAGATCCTTTGTCTCCAGTCC